CCCGCACCGCTGATGGCCGAGTCGCCGATGCCACGGCGGAAAGCCCCTCCCCTGCGGTCGTGATAGTGACCATTCAGGGACTCGTCGGCGACGGGAGCGTAAGCCAGGAGCTGCTGGACATCGTCGATGCCTACCTGAGCGATGACGACCGTCGTCCGGTTGCCGATCGGCTAACCGTCCAGTCAGCCCAGATTTTGCCGTATCACGTCGATGCTGTGCTCTATCTCGCGACTACTGGACCGGAGGCAGAGCCCATTCGCGAAACGGCACAGAACCGCCTCACGGCGTACACAAGCCAACGTCGGCGCTTGGGTGTTGAGGTCTCAGAGTCTGCGATTCACGCCGCGCTGCACGTTGAAGGAGTCAGGAAAGTCGTCCTCAACAACTGGGTAGACATCGTTCCGACTGAGGCACAAGCCGCCTACTGCACCGGCTTCAACATCGTCGTCGGAGAATCGTCGTGACCAATCTCCTTCCACCAAATGCCATTCAGTTGGAGCGCCTCGCTGCAGAAGCGCTCGCCCAGATCGAACGCGTTCCGGTACCGATCCGTCAGCTGTTGAATCCCGACACATGCCCGGTGCAATTTCTGCCGTATCTCGCCTGGGCATTTTCGGTTGACCGCTGGGACAGCACCTGGTCAGAGAGCACCAAGCGCCAAGTGATCAAAGGCTCGTATTTCATCCACTCACGCAAAGGGACCATTGGTTCGCTGCGCCGAGTCGTGGAGCCACTGGGCTACCTGATTGAGGTTGTCGAGTGGTGGAAGATGGTGCCCGAAGGTGTGCCTGGCACTTTCGCATTGAAAGTTGGTGTCCTGGACACCGGAATCACTGACGAGATGTACCAGGAACTCACCTGGCTCATTGACGACGCGAAACCCCTATCTCGCCACCTGACCGCACTGGCAATCAGCCTCGAAACGGCGGGTGGCTTCCACATTGGCCTGAGTTATTACGACGGCGACGAAATCGATGTTTACCCCCCTGCGCCACGCGACATCGAGGTCGCCGGCGTCTTCGGTCGGGGCGGACGTGAAACAACCATCGACACTCTTGAGATCTTCGCATGATTGATCAGACCTCCCAGTTTTTTGCCATCCTGACCAACATCGGCGTCGCCAAACAGGCAAACGCCGACGCCCTCGGAATAGCCTGGAAAATCACTCACCTTGGTGTCGGCGACGCCAACGGTACTGACCCCATTCCTGATGCCACTCAGAAAGCTCTGATCAATGAGCGCCGTCGTGCTCCGATCAACCAGCTCCGGGTGGACCCGACAAACAGCGCGCTGATCATTGCCGAGCAAGTCATCCCGGCCGAAGTCGGGGGTTGGTGGATTCGGGAGATCGGTCTATACGACGTCGACGGTGACCTCGTCGCGATCGCAAACTGCGCCCCTTCGTTTAAGCCGCTTCTCACTCAGGGCTCAGGCAGGACTCAGGTCGTGCGCCTGAATATGCTGGTGAGCAACTCCAGCACCATCGAGCTCAAGATTGATCCAAGCGTTGTCCTTGCCACCCGAGCTTATGTCGATGCCAAGGTGCTTGAGGAAATCAACAAGCTCGACACCAAACAGTCTGTTCGGATGGCGGCCACGGGCAACATCAGCTTGAACGGTATCCAAACGCTCGATGGCATCGCCGGCGCCGCCAACGATCGGGTGCTCGTGCCGTTTCAAACCGACCCCAAGGAAAACGGCATCTATGTAATGTCGGCGAATGCCTGGGCGAGATCGGCTGATGCGGACACCAATCCGGAGGTAACGTCTGCCCTGATCGTATCTGTCGAACAAGGAACCACGCTTGCTGATACCCGGTGGCAGCTGATCACCGACGGGCCGATCGTTGTCGGGACCACGGCGCTGACCTTCCGCAACGTGGCGACCGGATTCGCTCGGCTCGATTCGCCAGAGTTCATCGGGCTCCCTAAGGTGCCCACGCCTCCGCTCTTCAATAACTCGAAGCTGATCGCAAACATGGAGGCGCTACAGCGCGCCATGGGCAACTATTCAGCAGCCCTGGTACTTGCCGCCTCGGCCACTTTGACGATGGCCGATGTCGGAAAAATCATCGTCTGCAACAGCGTCACGCCAATAACGGTCACTCTGCCGGTGCGTACATCCACCGCTCAGGGCAGCGCCTACCTGATCATCAACCAGGGCGGTGCGCCGGTTACGGTCACTGGTCAGGAGGTATCCAACCGCAATATCTATATCAGTCCGTCTTACCGCACGTCGGTCAACCTCGCGGTGTCCAGCAGCGCCGTGTTTACCAACGGTGGAGACTGGATGATCTCGGGCGTGGCGAGCCTGCCTTACAGCTCCGACTTCGAAGCGCTGCTGACCACGCTGAGCTCGACACAAAAGCTGCCAACTGGCTTCACGTTGCAGTGCGGAAACATCAACAATGCTTCAACCGCTGCGAGCCTCCCTCTGACATTCAGCAAGGTGTTTCCGACCGCATGCGTCGCATTGATCCTCGTGAGTTCAAACGGGGGATCCGGCTACAGCCATCAAGGCAAAAATGCTGCCGGCGCAACACTGGTCAGAGGTAGCAACTCGGCATACGCGCTCGACTACATCGCCGTTGGCTACTGATAGGAGGTCTCATGTACTACGCAATTGTTTCACCTGGTCGCGGCGGTTTTTTTGATCCTGCTGACCATGGCGAGCCTGGCGAACCGGGCTGCACCATTCCCAAGGATGCGGTGAAAATCACCGAGGAGCTACGCTTCTCGCTGATCGACGCCCAGTCGAGCGGGGGAAAGATCATCGTTCCTGGCGCTGACGGCAGTCCGGTTGCAGTGGACCCGCCAGCGCCTTCTTCTGATGAACTGGCTGCGGAAGAGCGTCAATGGCGAGACGCTGAACTGAGTAAGACAGACGGGATCGTCGCTCGGCATCGTGATGAGCTCGAAGAATCAGCACCGACCACCCTGACCTCGGACGAGTACGCAGCGCTGCAGGGGTACAGGCGCCAGCTCCGTTCTTGGCCGGAATCATCTGAATTCCCGAATACCCAGCTGCGTCCGAAGTTGCCGGCATCGCTCGAAACGCTTGGCTTGTCCTGACTGCACGACGAAAGCCCCGACGATCCGGGGCTTTCCCCTTCCCTCTGTAGCACCCGTCCCTACAAGGCGCACGACTCGTCACCACCGCGCGCGCGCGTCACCCTGCGTCTCATTGCCACCCACGCGCAGGATCTCCTATGCCAACCGATTATCAACACGGCGTCCGAGTTGTCGAAATCAACGAAGGCACCCGCCCCATCCGTACCGTTGCCACCGCCATCGTCGGTATGGTCTGCACCGCCGAAGATGCTGACCCGGTAGCCTTTCCGCTCAATCGACCAGTACTGCTTACCGACGTCCTGACCGCCAGCGGTAAGGCCGGAACCAAGGGCACGCTGGCTTCAAGCCTCGACGCGATCGCCGACCAGGCCAGCCCGGTCACCGTGGTCGTTCGCGTGGCTGAAGGCGCGGATGCCGCAGCGACCACCACCAACGTGATTGGTGGCGTCACGCCAACGGGTCAATACACCGGCCTCAAAGCGCTGCTCGCGGCCGAGGCCCAGTTGGGCGTGCGACCGCGCATCCTGGGTGTGCCTGGCCTTGATTCGCTGGCCGTTGCCAATGAGCTGGTAGTCATCGCACAGAAGCTGCGGGGATTCGCCTACGTCAACGCCTGGGACTGCGAAACCGTCTCCGAGGTCATCGCGTACCGTGAGAACTTCGGCGCCCGTGAGCTTATGACCATCTGGCCGGATTTCGTGAACTGGGACAGCACCCAGAACAAAGACGCTCCGGCTTCCGCGATCGCCCGCGCACTCGGCCTGCGCGCCAAACTCGATGAGCAAATCGGCTGGCACAAGACGCTTTCGAACGTGCCTGTCAATGGCGTCACGGGGTTGAGCAAGGACGTGTACTGGGATCTGCAGAACCCGGACACCGACGCCGGCCTGCTCAATGCGGCAGATGTCACCACCCTGATCCGACGCGAAGGCTTCCGGTTCTGGGGCTCGCGTACCTGCAGTGACGACCCGCTGTTTGCGTTCGAGAACTACACGCGTACCGCGCAGGTGCTCGCTGACACGATGGCCGAAAACCAGTTCTGGGCGGTGGATAAGCCGATGCACCCGAGCCTGGTG